GCCATGAAGCCTGCAACAGTGCCCTATAATGCCATGAAAAAACTTTATAAAGGATTTAATGAAAAAATTAATCCAATTATTCAGCAGAAAATTGAAGAACAGCTCACGGCTCAGGGAATTACAAGAAGACAGTTCAATACTGTAGTTTTAACCGGAGGTATGGTTGGAGGATTTAAATTACTGGGTTTAGATAAAATCTTTAAACTTTTACCGGAGAAAAAAGCGTCGGGAGTCTTTGTTAAATCATTATCAAACTCAACAACCAGTATGCCGAGCTATTGGCCCGCGTTCATTGCTAAATTGGAAAAAGACGGAAGATTTATCTACGAAGGGGACGGCATGTTTACATTTAAAAAAGGCAATGATCTTCCAGGCATTGACGTGATTAAGGAGGGAGATAATTATACCGTAATCGGTAAAAATGAATACGGCAATGAATGGATTGCAAACTATGAACATCCGCACTGGATTGAAGTGGAGGCTGGACAAAAACCAGTTTATTTCAAAGGAGACTTTGAAATAACGGATGATGTCATGTATAGAGTAAGTCCTGAGGATGCTGATACGATAACTACAACGGTTAAAGACGTTGATGATATTTTAGGTGGTAATATTAGAACAATAGAAGAATACACGACAGGCACTAGCAAAAAAGGAATGACTAAAGGTGAGCAAACTCTTTCAGAGGCAGAATTGAAAATGCAATCGGAAGTGGATCAGGCTAGAGAATTTGATTTAGGAGATGTAGAGTTTGCTACAGGGGGAAAAGTTGGAGCTCGTCCTCCTACATCAGGTCCAGCTTCTGGCGGGTTGCCTTCCCTTTTAAATAATGGTAGACCTTTTTAGGAGTATAAATGGCAGATATCGATAAAGGACTCCCTAATGTAAGAACTGATGTTACGGTTCCAGGACCGGATGAAGACGTCATTCTTAAAGAACAGGAAAGTCTCACACGACAACCAATTGAAGTCACGCCCATGGAAGATGGAGGCGTTGAACTTAATTTTGAGCCTGGAAGACTTAACATTCCGGGCACTGAAAAACATTTTGACAATTTAGCAGAATTACTACCAGATGATATTTTAGATCCTATTGGTAGTGAAATGCAATCCAATTACATGGACTATAAAATGTCCAGAAAAGATTGGGAAGAAAGTTATGTTAAAGGCCTAGATCTTTTAGGTTTTAAATACGAAAATAGAAGTGAACCTTTTCAAGGAGCCAGTGGTGCAACACATCCGGTTCTTGCTGAAGCGGTTACACAATTTCAAGCAGGTGCTTACAAAGAATTACTACCAGCCGACGGTCCTGTACGGACACAGGTTTTAGGGGTTTCTACCCAAGAAAAAGAACAACAATCACAAAGAGTTAAAGATTTCATGAATTATTACATTATGGATCAAATGCAGGAATATGAATTTGAATTTGATCAAATGCTTTTTCATTTACCATTATCGGGTTCTACATTTAAAAAAATTTATTATGACGAATTACTGGGACGAGCGGTTTCAAAGTTTGTTCCAGCGGATGACTTAGTGGTTCCGTATTCTGCTACCTCATTAGAGGATGCGGAAGCCATTTGTCATGTTGTTAAAGTTTCTGAAAATGATTTACGAAAACAACAAGTTTCTGGTTTTTATAAAGATGTTGAATTAAATAAATCTCTTTCCGTAAGTGATAAAGTCACAGAAAAAGAAAGAGAATTAGAAGGAACTACAAAAAGTAAAGAGGAAGATGTTTACACCTTATTGGAGTGTCATGCTAATTTAGATATAGAAGGTTTTGAAGATGTGGGTGCGGATGGAAGTCCCACTGGAGTAAAATTACCTTACATCGTAACAATTGAAGAAGGTAGCCGAAAAGTTCTTTCTATAAAAAGGAACTTTGAGCCCAATGATCCAAAAAGAAGAAAAATCCAATATTTTGTCCATTTCAAATTTCTGCCAGGACTAGGATTTTATGGTTTTGGACTCATTCACATGATTGGCGGTTTGAGTAGAACTGCAACTTCTGCGCTCCGCCAATTATTGGATGCAGGGACATTATCAAATCTTCCGGCTGGATTTAAACAAAGAGGAATAAGAGTAAAAGATGAAGCATCTCCTATTCAACCCGGCGAATTTAAAGATGTAGATACACCAGGTGGAAGTTTAAAAGATGCTTTTTATCCTCTGCCTTATAAAGAACCTTCTGCAACATTGTTACAATTAATGGGTATTGTAGTTCAAGCAGGTCAACGATTTGCGTCTATTGCTGATATACAAGTTGGTGATGGAAATCAACAAGCTGCTGTTGGAACAACCGTTGCATTACTTGAACGTGGCTCAAGAGTTATGTCTGCTATTCATAAAAGATTGTATGCAGGCTTAAAACAAGAATTTAAATTATTGGCTAAAGTATTTAAAACATATTTACCACCTATTTATCCGTACGATGTTGTGGGCGGGAATAGAGAAGTTAAAATTCAGGATTTTGATGCTAGAGTTGATATTCTTCCAATTGCTGATCCAAATATATTTTCTATGTCGCAAAGAATTACAATTGCACAAACTGAATTACAATTAGCAACATCAAATCCACAATTACACAATATGTATGTTATCTATCGAAAAATGTATGAAGCATTGGGGATTAAGGATATTGATAAAATATTACCACCTCCTGCTCCAACCGCGCCTAAAGATCCAGCGTTGGAACATATTGATGCTTTAGCACAAAAGCCTTTTCAAGCGTTTAGAGGGCAGGATCATAGAGCACATCTTACAGCTCATTTAAATTTTATGTCAACGAATCTGGTTAGAAACAGTCCACCAGTGATAATATCATTAGAAAAGAATATATTAGAGCATATTTCTATAATGGCTCAGGAACAAATTGAATTAGAGTTTAAGGATCAAATGAAACAAGTACAACAAATGCAACAACAAATGCAACAGAACCCACAAATGCAACAACAAATTCAACAACAGCTTCAACAGATTTCAGAAACAATGGAAGCGAGAAAAGCAGTGCTTATTGCAGAGTTAACAGAAGATTTCATGAAGGAAGAACGAAAAATTACATCTCAATTTGACCATGATCCGTTATTAAAATTAAAATCTAGAGAAGTAGACTTGCGAGCAATGGAAAATGAGCGTAAAAAACAAGAAATGGAATCTAGAGTGAACATTGATAAGGCTAAATTAGTACAAAATAGAGATATTACTGAGGATAAACTTGATCAAAATGAGGAATTAGCTGAATTAAGAGCCGATACTTCACTAGAAAAACAAGAAATGGCAAATTTGAACCGATTACAGATTGCAAGAATGAAACCACGAGGAACATAATGCCATTATTAAAAAAAGGTCAAAAAATCATGAAAAAAATGAAAAAAACTTATGGTAAGAAAAAAGCACAACGAGTTTTCTATGCCTCTCGTAATAAAGGTGTTATAAAAGGGGTGGATTAATAAAAAGGAGGAAAATATGGCTTGGAATTATAAAAAATCTAAAAATGTGGAGATTTCCGAACAAAAAAAGGAAATTGATCCAAGATCCAAGACTAGTTGGAGAGGAAAAACCTACATAGCATCTGGAGATAAAAATCCTGCTAAAGTAGCAAAAGCTCGAAAACAAACTGTAACTTGGTTCTAATATGTGGTTTGGATTAGCAAGACTGGCTCTGAAAACAGGGAGCCATATCTATCAAAATAGACAAAAGACAAAAGCCGCGATGTCGGATGCAGCATTAATGCATGCAGAACGCATGGCGCGAGGAGAGGAATCTTACCAGGGTAAACTTTTAGAAGCTCGGCAAAATGATCTGAAGGACGAAATCGTTCTTATCATTATTTCGGCGCCCATTATAGTTCTTGCCTGGGGAGTCTTCAGCGATGATCCGGCAATGATGCAGAAGATAGAATTATTCTTTCATCATTTTGGATCTTTGCCCTTGTGGTTTCAAACTTTATGGATTACAGTCGTAGCCAGTATTTTTGGCATCAAGGGAACACAGGTGTTCCGTAATGGTGGATCAAAAAATAAAAAATAAGGAGGAAACATGAGAAAAGACAATAAGCCTTGGAAAAAACAAGGGTATAAAGATGGAGGCAGAACTGAAAAACAATTCGGTGGACCACTTGCTCGACCAGGCATTGCGCCTGTTAGACCGCTTGGTTTTAAAGGTGGCAAAAGAGTTGGAAAACAATTCGGTGGTGCACTTGCTGCTGGAGTTAGACCATTAGCTCGAGGACTTGGTTATAAACATGGATCAAAAAAACCTGCAAAAAAAGCATAAGGAAAAAGCAAAGATTACAAAAGACTTTGTTTTTCCTAAAAAAGAAAAATATATCGGATCACATATTCGTAGTAGATTAGGTGATGAATATGTTTCGAATGAAAGTTATGAAAAATATTATAAAGATCTAATTTAATGGATTCTGTTGACGTTATTTTTAAATTACAAAGATCATTAAAAAAACGATTAGAAATGTTATCTTTGAATGTTACGTCTGGTGGGGTTGACAATATGGAAACATATAAGTATACCATAGGACAAATTAATGCACTGGAGGCCATAAAACAGGAAATCTCTGACCTGCTGGAAAATAAGGAGCAAAATGACGGAAACATTGTCGACATCGGAAACACACCCAAAACCTAAATTTGCTTTAGAAGAAAAATACAAAGAAGAAACAGAAAAATTACCAAAACCTACAGGATGGAGAATTTTGGTTTTACCATTCAGAATGGATGAAAAAACCAAGGGAGGAATCCTTATGGGCACTGAAACATTGGATCGTCAACAAGTGGCGTCTCAATGTGGAAATGTCCTAGCGATGGGGCCTGATTGTTATACGGATAAAGAGAGATATCCACATGGCCCGTGGTGCAAGGTTGATGATTGGGTGATCTTTGCGCGCTATGCAGGATCACGCATACAAATTGAAGGTGGGGAAATTAGGTTGTTGAATGAAGATGAAATTTTAGCAACCGTCAAGAATCCAGAGGATATCTTGCATAAATATTAATCATAGGAGGAAACTATGCCAGAAGAGCAGAAAAAAGAACAAGAAGTCAAAGAAGAAAAGAAAGAAACGAAGAAAGCGCCGATGGTAGATATCGACACTAGTGGTCCTGGTGCCGAGATCGATTTACCGGAGGATAAAGTTAAACAAACAGAAGTGGAGGTTAAAGATGAAAAGTTTGATGACACAACTGAGAAACCTAGTGAGCAGTCTGATGTTCAACCTAGCGAACCGGAAAAGGAAGAAAAGAAGGACGACAAAAAACTAGAGGACTATAGTAAAACTGTTCAGACTCGTATTTCGAAACTAACTCGAAAAATGAGAGAAGCTGAACGGAGAGAAGCAGCTGCTTTGGATTATGCCAAAGCGGTAGAAGAAAAAAGAAAATTTGCAGAATCAAAATATTCACAGGTCAATACGGACTATGTGAAACAATTTGAAACTCGTGTTACCAGCGGTATGGAATCAGCGCAAGCTGAATTAGCCCGTGCTATTGAAGCTGGTGATGCAACGTCTCAAGTTAATGCACAAAAGAAAATTGCTGCATTATCAATTGATGCTGCAAGATTAAACGTTCTGAAGGAACAAAAACCTGTTACAACGCCAAGACCAGCGTTATCTGATGGTTCAGCTCTTCCAGAACAAACTCCAACTCAATTACCCGCTCCTGATGCAAAAGCAGAGGAATGGGCCGCTCAAAACTCATGGTTTGGTAAAGATCGTGCCATGACGTTTACAGCTTTTGAACTTCATAAAGATTTAGTTGATACTGAAGGATTTGATCCTAAATCAACTGAATATTATGAAGAAATTAATAAACGAATAAGAGTTGACTTTCCGCATAAATTTGGTAAAGGTGGAAGTGTAGAAACGTCAGGGCCCGTTCAGTCGGTCGCTTCGGCAACACGAAGCGTTAAGCCAGGACGCCAAACTGTACGACTCACATCTTCGCAGGTAGCGATTGCTAAAAAATTAGGTGTGCCACTCGAAGAATATGCGAAACAATTAAAAATCACGAAGGAGGCATAAGCATATGACAAAAGAAGAAACAAAAACTTCCCGTGCGAATCAAACTAGGTCTGAAACTGAAAGACCAAAACGTTGGATTCCCCCATCATCTTTAGATGCACCCCCTGCGCCTGATGGATTTAGGCATAGATGGATACGGGCAGAGAGTTTAGGGTTTCAAGACACTAAAAATATCTCTGGAAGATTAAGATCCGGTTATGAATTAGTGAGAGCTGATGAATATAAGGATTCTGATTATCCCGTAATCGTTGACGGAAAATATAAGGGGATCATTGGAGTTGGCGGCCTATTGCTGGCTAGGATACCTGAAGAACTCGCGAAGCAAAGAATTGACTATCAGCAGTCTTTAACTGAAGGTCAAGACGAAGCGGTTGAACACGATTTACTAAAGGAACAGCATAAGAGTATGCCTATCAATATTGAGAGGCAGTCTCGTGTAACCTTCGGTGGTACAAAGAAAAGTTAATTTTTTAACAATTCCTTATCACTGAATTAAACTAATCGTTTACAGGTAAAACTGTGAACATAAGGAGTAAAACATGGCTAATAGAAATGCAGCCGGTTTTGGTCTAATTCCTTCAAGAGTGCTTGGGCAAACCCCAGCAACTGCAGGTTTTGGTCAATACTGGATCGATGCTGGAGACAGCACTGCAATATATAACGGTGAAGCTGTTTACAGCGCAGTCGGATCTATATTGGGTGCACAAGGTTCAGCAACAGCAGTAACGTTAGGCGTTTTGCAAGGTATTTTTTACAATGCGGCTACAACAATAAAGCCAACTTGGACGAATTACTATGCAGGCAGTATTACTCCGGCTAATAGTGAAGATGTACAAGCGTTTGTTTATGATAATCCTTTTCAAATATATAGATGTGGAACGGATGCCCAAGTAGCAAGTACTATTGCGGGAGCTCATGAAGTTATATTTCAAACTTTTGGGTTCAATACAACTGCAGGAAGTACCGCAACTGGGAAATCATCTGCAACGCTAGATATAGCATCAACACATGCGACCAACGATACATGGAAGTTCCTGGGTGTAGCTGAAGATCCTGAAAATTCGGATGTAACAGCAGCTTACTGCTCAGTAAATGTTATTCAGAACTTAAATGAAATCATTGACAGCACGTAATAGGAGCATATAGAACATGGCAATATCAAGAGCACAGCTAGTTAAAGAACTAGAACCAGGTTTAAATGCACTATTTGGCCTGGAGTACAAACGGTATGAAAATCAGCACGCTGAAATTTATACAACCGAGTCTTCTGACAGAGCTTTCGAAGAGGAAGTAATGTTATCAGGATTCGCTAACGCAAACGTAAAAGCAGAAGGTTCTGGCGTGGAATTTGATGAAGCGCAAGAAACATATACAGCTCGTTATACTCATGACACAATTGCTTTAGCATTTGCTATCACGGAAGAAGCTATCGAAGATAATCTCTACGATAGAATTGCTTCTAGATACACAAAAGCTTTGGCACGATCAATGTCCAATGCGAAACAAGTAAAAGCAGCAACACCTTTGAATAATGGTCTATCTTCGATAGCTACATTCAAATCAGGTGATACTGTTGGACTGTTTTCCACTAATCACACAACAGTGAGTGGAACAGCAGTTAAAAATACTTTAACTACGCAAGCAGACTTGAACGAAACTTCATTAGAACAAGCATTGATTGACATTGCTGCAATGACTGATGAACGTGGATTGAGAGTAGCAGCAAAAGCTGTAAAAATGATAGTTCCTTCGGCAAATCAGTTCGCAGCTGAGAGATTGTTAAAATCTCAAGGCAGAACTGGAACAGCAGACAATGATATCAACGCTGTTGTCTCTATGGGAATGGTTCCTCAAGGATATCGAGTGAACAATTTCTTAACAGACTCAGATAGTTGGTACATTACAACTGATGTTCCTAACGGTATGAAGATGTTCCAAAGAGCAGCATTAAAAACTGCAATGGAAGGCGACTTCGATACTGGCAACGTTAGATACAAAGCTAGAGAAAGATACTCATTTGGAGTATCCGACTATAGAGGTATCTTCGGCGTTGAAGGTGCGTAATAAATAATTAAATGAGGCGGCCTCAAAACCGCCTCATTTTGACTATAAAGTAAGAAATTCACTATGAAAAACTTCAGAATTCAAATTCGATGCTACGGTTATTATGCTGACTTTAAAGTCACATGTGAAGATACCCCTCAAGGTATCGAGAATTCAATCCTTGACAAACTAGGAAAAAATGAGGTAAAACTGGAGAAAGATGGATTCTCAGGAAAACATCTTAAATGGATAACCTATGAGGAGGTTATAAATGACCCAAGACCTGTACATTACGAAGAAGTCCTTGGAGTTAGA